AACGGAAACGCAGACGCAATGTTAGAAGACATCGAACGCTCAGTAGTGATGATTGAAGACTACGAGGCAGCAGCAGTAGTACGTGATTTCAGAAATAAATTAAAATAACATGAAATATCTAACATTAGTAGCAGCATTATTACTTACATCGTGTATAAACGATCCGATTTCAAAAGAACAATTAGGTAAGGATGATGGATTTGAAGTTGAATACCTATTCGAAAAGGATGGTATCAAAATATATCGATTCTTAGACAATGGCCGTTACCATTACTTCACTACAGGTGGAACAACAATGAGTACATACCAGTCAAATAAGCAAACGTATACAGAAGATATCCCTCATGAAGCAAATCTACCTACAAACAACAATTAATTATATGTTCCAAACCGATCCGGAAGGAACACAACGCATGTTTGAAGAGATGCCAGTCGAGCCGCAAATGAGAGAATTCATCGGTAGCGATGATGTACCAATTAGATACTATGTGTACGATTTGAAAGAATAAAATTTCCAGATTACATTTACAATATGGAAAATAAGAAATATCTAGAACTATGTGCCAAGAGTACAGTATACCACATATACTTTGGAACCGACGATTACGATGAAGAAGATAATGATGAGTATAAAGTAATCAAAATCGAAAAAAACGGTGAAGTAACTTGGAAAATCGAATCACTAATTACAGGTGATTCAATTGCTAAAAGCTCTAACGTAGGTAAAAAATTAATAAAATATTGTATCGAAAATGACAAATAAAACACAAGCCGAAAAAACAAACCGCGCATTTGAATTGATAAGTGAAATGGTAAAACAAAAATCCAAACACTTAACAGACGTTGCAATGCAACAAACCGATCGCAATAATTTAAAAACAGTATTCAGAGCATACGATAATGGAAAATAAAACTATCACAATGCCTCTATCCGAGTATGAGTGGTTGATGAATAAAAATAAGGAATATGAAGAAATGGTTCAAATGAATATAGAACTTCAAAACGCTAAATTAGTAATACTTGATCGTAGAAAGACCGAAAATCCAACATACCAAACCAGAATTTACGGTAAGGGTGTAGAGTTGAATAAAGCTATAAAAGAACTACGTGATGAAGTTGATAAAATGTATATTCAGCATGTAGGGAATGTAGAAAAATGGGAAGAAGCAGTAGACGCTTATCAGAAAAAAGCATACCCACTTTTAGCAATTAAATCAAAATGGTGGTATAAACTATTTAGTAAATTTTAAGTTTCCTAATTACATTTACAATGTAATAAGATAAATAAACAAACATCATGAGCGAATTTTGGGATTTTTACAAGAAACGAGTAGAAGAAGGCGCAGTTAAATTATCGCCTCGACCTAACGAAGTAGATCAAAACATACTATGGTTGAAAGCATACGTACAAGAAAAATTCAGCAATGAAGGATATCACAGACACGTAGGAGAAGCAGGAACCGATTCATTCGGATTTACAGAAAAATACGTTAACTACCTAATGCATTATGCTTATGAAGCAGGTATGAAAGCACGTGATCATCAATTTAAAGAATCTACAAATAAAATGCATACCGCATTAGATAAGATTTATGATGTATTAGAGGAAGTAGGTTGGGTAGAGAATAGTGGATGGTAAACAACAAGACAATGACAAATAAAAAAATAACAGTTAAGGTATTTACATTCCCATACATTCTAATTCAATTGCCGACGGCAATGATTGGATACACAATTCACAATAGTATTGGATGGGCAATCATGGATTTCATATTTACTCCCATTGTATGGTGTAAATGGCTAATCTACCAAGAAGTAAACATGAGCATCATTAAGCAAACATTTGACTTCTTCTTAAAATAATATGAGTATAACATTTGGAGGTGAGCATTTAACAATACAAGTCAGCACAAAGGCTCAAATGAATTCCTCAATTACAATAGCAGGTAGTGGAACGAAATTACCAATTACAATAATTGGTGAGTTCAAAGATATTCCGCCACACTTACATCAAATCTATATTCAAGCGATGTGGAGTTCGTATGGTAATACCAATGTGAATGATAACATAAAGGAAGAACCGTATCCAATGACAATAGAAGAAAAACAAAGTGAATGGAGATGGAATAGAATAATTAATATAATTGGTAAAGCAATAACAAAAAAGTAATATGTTAAAGATAATCCAAGATACAATGAAAAATAAAACAGCGCTACAAGAGTTAATGGAATGGATGATTGAAGAAAGCGAAGTCATTCCAGTGGATCCAGGTGATGTATATCAGAAAGCAAAGGAACTACTTCCAAAGGAGAAAGAGCAGATAATTGCATCATGGGAAAATGGGTTTTGGGAAGGATGTGAAGAGGAATTATCAGGCAATAGTGGATTACAATATTATAACGAACAATATGAAAAATAAACACTTCATAACACACGAGCAGTTACGAGATCTCAGACATTACGAACGCATGTTTGCTAATACAGCAGAAGACATAAAAAAGCTATCGGTCGGGGAAAACAACAAAATGCAACAAGGATTCGAATTAGGTAAACTACATTCAACATTACGTATGCAATCATTAAGTATGTTAAGTTTATTAGGTGAAATAACAAATCAAACAATGGATGCAGTTCCAGCAATAAACCCAGATGAAATGCAATGGTAAATAAATCGCATTCATATAGTGATCCATTACCAATGGAAACAATAAATGAGGTGTTAGCAAACGCGGAACGAGCAGCACAGCAATTAAAACAACAAACAATAAATACAACGAACATGACGGACGAGATGAGAAAGACAATAAATAATAATATTCAGACTAACACACCGAACACGAACACGGATTATCCGCCGATGTGGAAACGCCTCACAAAGTCATTCGTGGCAATGATGATTGTGTTTTTATTCGTGTATACGGGTTTTAATATATTGACGTGGTTGTACGATACGTTAGGAATGCAACACGTAATGCCGACGTTGATTGGATTAGCATTGTGGGTAGCCGTGTATGATCACATGTATGGTACGGCAAGTAAGGCGCCGCGCGTATAGTAGTGATCATGTTTTTTTCGTGTAGAATCCACGTAGATCCCACGTTTTTTTCGCATATATTTGTGTTATGTAGATGTGGAATATTTTTTTGTTAGTATGGAATGTGGTTAGACGGATGTGTAATTAGACGTTCGTGTAATTATATAAATGTGTAATGGTATGTGGAATGAATGGAGATGACGGTGGTGTGGTAAAGGGTTGTGTTCCAATTTTTCTCCCCACCCCTCCTACCATTTTTATAAATACTTTGTATATACTTTAAAATTAGTAGAATAGCCCACACAAAGGTGGTGGGTTCACATGTAAGGAGACGCTTTCTTAGTAGAACAGTCCAATTTTGTGTCATTTTTTTGTTGTGAAACGATTAGACAACCGTCTAAATGGCGATTAAATGGTTCAACGACCGTCTAAATGGTGGTGGTGATGATTAAATAAACGTCTAATCATGTTTTTTTTATACAATTTTTTGTGCTGGGAAAACAAAAATGTCTTAATTACATTTACAGAGTAAAAAAACAAAACAAACATATGGAATTATTTCAAATTTTAGGTGCAGCAGCACTATTGACAGTAGCAGGTTATTACGTGTATAAAGTATACGCAAACATGTATTACGAAACAGCAGTAGACAAGTTCGGTCGTCGTCACAAACGTGATATCCGTAACGGTCGATTCGTTAAGGTAAAATAAGAGTACCCGGTTAGGTGGCGGAATGGTAGACGCTAATTAACAGATAGAGGGAATAAAGGAATGGTTATCTCTCATACAGGTTCGAATCCTGTCCTAACCACAATATTGTTTATTAGTTAATTATTACAGATGCATAAGAGGGAGCCCGTGGCTCCCATCTTTGTTCTATTTTAATTATATATATTTCTTTATTATATTTAATATATAAATAATTAAATAATATAAATAATATAAAAATGGAAAAAATGGAAAATGTATTAATTGAATGGTTTGGATGTGGAAATGATAATGAGTATGAAGTTGGTAAGAGAATTGAAGAATTATGGTTAGATATTGAGTATAGTGATAGAGAAAATTATGATGATGAATTTGTAGATGGTTGGATTGATTTAAAAAATAGATTAAGAAATGGAAATATAGTAAATGATGAGTGGGATGTAGAGATGAATTTTGAATTGAGAGGAGAAGATATATTAATGTGGTTTATAGAAAAATAAATAAAAAGAGGGAGGTATGGAAATGCCTCTCTCTTAATTACCATTACCATGTAATAAATAATTAACAATATGAGTAACGATTTAAAATTCGAATTAAAATTAAAACAATTAGAGGATGCGATTGAGCGCCTAGAAAAGTTCCAAGCCAAAGGCTGGACATTAATGGTTGAGTCAACCAAGAAACAAATCGCCAAATTAGAGGCAGAAATTGACGCGTTGGAAGGATAGAAATTCAAGGTTACATTTACGATGTAATAAATAATAAATAAACATGAAAGTATACGTAGTAAATAAGGAACATTGTAGTGGTGAGAGTAATAGTACCGATCTAGAGAAAATATTCACTACATTAGAAAAAGCAAATAACTATATAGCTGAAATGGAAGTTAAATATAAAGATAGTTTTGGATTCCAGTATAAATGGTATTATTGGGATGTTGAAGAGGTTGAAGTTGAATAATTTCCAGATTATCATTACCATGTAATAAATAATTAACTAAAACAAACAAACATGTCAGCAACAATTCACAACCCAGGAATCAAGAACATCAACCCATCAGTAGTACCGGTTAAACACTTCAACGGAGACACTTATATTCGCTTTGATTACTGTACAGCGCGTCATGAAGAATTCATTACAATCAACAATGTAGTGTATTACAAAATGAAGACAGTTAAGAAACACACGAAACGCAGAGTTAAAAAAGCGCCTATTATGATTAGATAGGCGCGTGTGTCCTGATTAACTTTACCCTGTACATAAAAACAAACGAACATGAAAACTCAAATCATCAAAAAAGCGGCAGTTAAGAAACCAGAATTCACAGTTGGACAACATATTACATTCATGTATGAAGCACCAGTACAGAATATAGGATGGGGATATGAGAAAAGTACAGGCGTAATCCAAAAAGTAAACCGAGTTACAGTTCACGTATTAGATAATGAGGGTAACTTATGGAAAGTAAATAATGATGACGTGATATACCAACATGAAGTAAATGTTGAAAACATGTTATAGTGTCAATTTCCAGATTATATTTACCCTGTAATAAATAATTAACTAACAAAATAATAAAAACATGACACAAGCTCAAATCCAAGAAATCGCACGTAAGCAAGCTCAAACTAAGAAAAACGGAGCAGCAATCCTAGCTATACTAGGTACAATGTTAGTGATGATCGCATGCTACGGAATGGTATTCACTAATGATATGGATTACGTAGTGGTCCTAGTGTTTGGATTCCTAATAGCAATGTTCGGGTTCGTAAGTTCAAAAGAGTAGGGTCCGACAGATTTCCAGATTACATTTACATCATAATAAAACGTAATAACAAATAAACAAACAAACATTCATTATGAAAAATCAAGAAAACAAATCAGCACAATTAGGTCGTCCAGTAAATATGAATTCAGCTCGTCAAATCCGTTTAGCTGAGATCCAAGCAAAGCGTGAAGCAGGTTTAATTAAGCGTGGTCGTCCATCAGTTCCAGGTTCTGCTAATGCATTAAAGAAAGAAATGCAATTAGCTAAGAAATTATCAGGTGTAGATATTAAGCGTGGTCGTCCAGTTAATCCAGAAAGCGCTCGTGCAAAGCGAATCGCTGATTTAGAAGCACGTCGTGCAAGTGGAACATTGAAATTAGGACGTCCTAAAATGGTAGTGGTTGAAGTGCCGGTTAAAGCGAAAGCAAAGGTTAAGACAAAGGTAGTGGCTGAATAAGCCATTACCAATTCAATCCACCTAAGTTCAACCATTTAACCCACTACACATGACTAAATTAACTAACCCAAAACACCGTTCATATCGTCCAATTCAATTCAGTAATATACACCGTATTGCAAAATACCAAATTGAGTCACATGTTCACGCCTATCATATGGATGATGCTGGGAATGTGACGTATTACACAAAGGTTAGGTAGTTTACGTGTATAACAAAAAAGTGCGCGTATCACAAAAAGGATGCGCGTGTTAAAAAAATTTTAAAAGATACGGTCGATAGCGGGTCGATCGCGGTTCGTGTGCGGGTTGCTCCCACGTTAACCGCGGTCCCTATGCGGGGTGGGTGGGGCCGTGTCTTAACCATGCGCACTCTCAACACGTATACACTTTTACACCCAACCCCTCGTATATACAAATATAACCAATAAGTCAAATAACGTTTCAACAGTCTAAATATAATAGAGAAATTTTAGGGATCAAATTCCAAAATAACCCTTTTGGGATAAAACCGCAAGATCCGAAATTTTAACCTCTACAAAATTTTTTGGAAATACAAGCGTATATACGATCTTTGGAACCTCAAACTGTCCTTACCACATTCCCAGGTTATGAAAAATAAATAAACATATAATGGAAAATTTAACAGGTAAGGACACATCCGAATTTTATGAGATGAACGCTCAACAAGTGCGAGATAACGTTCGTTCAGCTCGAGCATACGACTTTGTTGATGACGGACAAAATGCATGGAAAGTGCGCTATTTTAAAAAGAAATTTGGTCATAAAACCTCCCCACATTCAACAGGCCATATTTACGTTCTACAAAACACTTCGGTGCCTGGAATATTCAAAATTGGGTTTACTGAGCGTTCGGTTGCTGATCGTGTGAATGAAATAAACTCTGCTACGGGTGTGATTACACCGTGGCAAATTCGTGATTTTTGGTTTACCCAAAATCCATACGCGGCAGAACAAGAAATTCATGACCGTTTGAATGAATATAGAGTGGAGAATAATCGCGAGGGATTTGCGGTAAATTTTATGGTTGCGCGTGACGTGATTTTTGAAGTTTTGGGCATACCTAACGAGGATCTCACGTAGATCCCAAATATATATATTTATTATAAAACAAAATAAAATTTTATATGGCAACATATCTATTTAAAGATGCTAATAAAGCAGCTTTTGTAAACGGAGTAAATACTTTATTTAAAGATAATGGTTTGGATCGTGAAATTTCTTCAACCGATTTACTCGATGCTTTACCCGGTAAAGCCGAATTTACATTTTTTATTACTGACGATCCACAAGAGGATGATATTTTAAAAGATGCGGAAAAAAATAAATATTTTTCATTTCCATTCCGCGCTATTGATTTAAAGGAAATGATTAAAGAGTCTAAAAAGAAAAGAAAAAAATAGTTTGGCAATGGAAATTTCTCACGTATATTTAAATGTTTGGTGTTTTGAACCAAACGTTTAGAACGAATGAGAAAAAGAACGTTCAAACGTTTGCAAACGTTACCAAACATCACATAAACGCGTATATACGTATTAAAAATGAGGTATAAAGACCAAGCTTTGGATAGAATTAACCAATTGACGAACATTGCTCGTACATTGGATTTTCAAGTTTCAAGATTAGAATCACAAGATTCGATTTTACAAACAATTCAAGATTTAAAAGAAAAGATTGAAGAAGTTCAATCATTAATTTCAATCGAACATGATGAGTTTTCATCATACGTTTAAACTTTAAAATAAATAGGTTATGTTGAATGAACAACAATTATTAGATAATTGGAATACTTTTTTGGATTTTATTAAATCTGAAATTAAGGGCGAACGTGGTACTAAATTATTACAATTCTATGAAAAGTACGAAGAACGTTTTATTCTATTACCTGCATCGCACAAACCACAATATCATAATTGTTTTCCTGGAGGATATGTTGAACATGTTAACCGTGTTGTAAATGCATCTTTAGATATTTTTGAGGTTTGGACAAAATACGGCGTCAAACCAGTGTTCACACGTGAGGAAGTTGTTTTCTCCGCGCTTAATCATGATTTGGGAAAGTTTGGAACATTGGAATATGAAGCTGTATTACCGAATCCGTCTGAATGGCATGTGAAAAATCGAGGTGAAATTTATACTTTCAACACTCAGATGGATTATATGACAGTTCCAGACCGAGGTTTATGGTTATTATCACAAATCGGTGTTGAAGTTTCTAAAAATGAGTATTTAGCAATCAAATTACATGATGGTTTATATGATGATTCTAATAAATCATATTTAATGTCATGGTCTCCAGAAACTAAATTACGTACATCATTACCGTTTATTATCCATCAGGCTGATTTATTAGCTGCTCGTATTGAATTTGAACGTGAATGGTTAGATAAATTAAACGGAACACCAGTTACTGCACCTAAACCCGCAACAACACAAACTTACAATAAGAAACCACAAATTAATGTAGACGCATTACCTCAATCGGGTTTAAAAGATATTGTAAGTAATTTCTTTAACGATTAATATGGAAACTATATTACTATTTACAGTATTAAGTTTATTTGTCCTTACGTTAGGATATATAATATATAATTTACTTAAAAAAACAGAACGTTTAGAAAAATTGGTTGATGAACAAGACCAATATATTACTAATATTTCTGAACTTATTGAATTGTCGAATAAAAAAATTGGGGAGTCTGAAGTAGCACAAGCTTTTAAAGCAGACGATGATATTGGTTTTTTCTTTGAGACATTACAAGAAATTCAAACTCAATTGAATTCTTTTAAAACACGAAATAATTAATATGGATTTAATATCCCCTCCAGAAGAAGAGGTACTTCTTACCAAGAAAGGTACTATACGTAAACGTAAGCCTAAGAAATCAATTCTATATTTTACTTCAGATACTGAAGAAGCAATTATAGAATATTTAGCGTCTAAAGATCAAGACGAACGTAATCATATATTTGATCAACGTATTGACTATGCTTTTCATAAATTAGCAGAAAATATTATTCATACATTTAAGTTCTATTATACGGATGTTGATACTATTAATGAGTTAAAACATGAAGTAGTTGCTTTTTTACTTGAAAAACTTCATTTATATGATCAGTCTAAAGGTAAAGCATATTCTTATTTTGGTACTATTGCTAAGCGTTATTTAATTATTTATAATGAAAAAAATTATAAAAAAATTAAGGGTAAAGGCGAATTAGAAGAAGTAGATGAAGATAAAATTATTGTTGAAGACTTAGTTCGTGAAGCTAATAACGATGCTGATTTAAATGACTTTATAGATTATTTTGTTCGTTATATGGATGTTAATCTTGAAAAAATATTTTCTAGGATTCAAGATCAAAAAACAGCAGACGTAATTTTAGAATTATTCCGTAAACGCGAAAATTTAGAAATATTTAATAAAAAAGCTATCTACATTTATATTCGTGAAATGATAGACGTTGATACTTTTCAAATAACTAAAGTAATTAAAGTACTAAAAAAGATATATTATCGTTTATATAACGAATACTACGAAACAGGTTTTGTAAAAATCTAAGAAAATATATTTATAATAAATAAATATTATGGATTTTGATCAAAAAATATTTGGAAATAAATCATTTTCCGATCTTTTAAAAAACATTTACGATAATTCCCGAGAAAAAGAAAAACAAATTAAAGATCTTATCTCGGGACTTAAACCGTTTGTAGCCGATACTCAATCGGCTTTAATGGTTGTTCCATTAATTAAAGAATATCTTGACGTTTCTGTTAAGAATGATGATTCATTAATTAAAATGGCTGGTATTGTACAACGTGCTATGGCTAATTCTGGTGGTAATGGTGATAGTGATTTTTTAAGTGAAGCTGAATTAGAACAACTAAGAGGAGAAGTACAGAAAATAAGCAACGAAGTAGAAAAACCGGTAAATGTAGATGGCAACAATAGTAAGGAATAATCAAGGTGTTTTATTTAACTCTTTAAGTTCTGTAGGAGGGAGTAATACTCAATCTTCTATAGTTGGAAGGGTATACCATGTTGTTATAGATAAAAATTCACCTGGATTTTACGGAGATTGGAGTAATATAGGAAATGTATATTATGTTTCTCCAAATAAACCAGTCCCTTCAGATATTAACGATGAGTCGTTAAAGAAATTAAATTTTGCAAAACCCTTATTTCCATTTAATTCATATATTCCATTAATTGAAGAATTAGTATTATTAGTAGATTTACCTTCAAGTAATTCTTCTGATGTGACTGATCAAAAACAGATATATTATTTAAGTTCTATTAATTTATTTAATAATACAAACCATAATTCTCAGGCTGTTTTTAATGTTAAAGAAAACAACTCCATTAAGTTAGGAGAAAGTATTGAAGAAAAAGAAACAATTAATTCTTTACTACCATTTGAAGGAGATCATATATTATATGGAAGATGGGGGCAAGGTTTACGCTTAAGTGGTACTTTAAAATTTAACGAAACCGAAAATTTTTGGTCTAAAGTTGGAAACAATGGTGATCCTATTACATTATTAGTTAATGGATATAATTTCCCCAAAAATTCAGTTACACCTTATATAGAAGATATAAATAAAGATGATTCATCTATTTATCTTACTTCAACACAAATAATCCCATTAGAAGTCTCACGGTTAATTGATTCAAATCCATTAACTTCTCCATTAAATCCAAATAAATATTCGAATAGCCAAATAATAATATCATCTAATAGAATCACATTAAATTCTAGAAAAGATGAAATTATGCTTTATTCGGGTACTAATATAGAATTAAGTGCTAGTCAAATAATTCATTTAAATTCTAATAGTAGTATATTATTAAATAGCCCTAAAATTTATTTAGGTGTAAAATCAACAGGTAAAACACCAACAGAACCTGTATTATTAGGAGCAAAAACAGTAGATCTACTTTCTAAATTATTAGAAGCATTAAATGGATTTGCTTCTGATATCAGACATGCTAGATCACCATATACTTATAATGTACATGCTGCTACTTTATTTGGTAAATTAAATACATTGCGTGGTAAATTAAATGATATATATTCTGAAACTGTATTTGTATCTAAATAATGGCAGAAAAATCTAAAGAAGTTCAAGGATTAGTTAGTAAAGATAATAATCTTATAGCTAAAAGTAAAAATAAACTTGGATTAGGTAAAAAATTAAAAGCCCAATATGCTAAAACTGTACGTATTCTTGAACTTGAAGTAGAGCAACAAACTCTTGAAATGAAAATTGATGAGTTGAAATTAACAAAACCATTTCTACTCAATCAAATTCGTAATAGCCCATATATCAAAGATGAAGAACGAGATACATTAGTTACAAATTTAGAAAATAGTATTAACGATCAAATTCAAACATATGAAGATCAAATATTAGAAATTCAAAAACAACAAGATTTAATTTCTGATCTTCCTGAAGAAGATGTTCAAGTTGCTAAATTAAAAAAAGATAATATAAAAGAAAAAGCAAAAGAATTTATCTATGATGCAAAGAACAAAGCAAAACGCAAACCATCATTCGATGATATAGTAGAAGCTATTGCTTTTATTACTACTATTATTTTAGAAAATGTAGCTATTAATAATACAAAAATTGAAAAATTAGTTGATGAAACTAATGATATTATATTTAATGTTAAAACTCAAACGGATTTTGATACTGCTAAATTAAAGCGAGGTACTGCTTTAAATATAATTTTAACTAACGAACGTTTATTAGATACAATAGAAAAAATATTAGAAATATTAAATATATTAACTACAATATTAACAGCTATAATAGAAATATTATCATTATTCCCTTTTACTTCACCAGTAAATAAAATATTGTTAAAAATACAAAATATATTAAATAAAATCAATCCATTAATTCAAGTTGCTTTATTATTAGTTAATAAATTACAAGAAAATTTAGCTGAACATAAAGCAAGATTAGCTGAATTAGGTAGAATATTGCAAGGAACACTTGAACAAGTTCCGCAATTAATAAAATCAATATCTAATGAGGGTTTAGGGTATTTAAGTGGATATGATTATAAAGGATTTCAATTTTTTGTTAAAGAAGAAATAAATCCTTTAACTAGAAACGTAATACAAGGAAATAAACGACGTTATGCTGTCGCTATAAATAGAGATGGTAATGAAGCTGTAAGAAGTTCATTCTCATTTACTTTAGATCCTGATGTATTAGTTGAAGAATTAAAATTAATAATAGACCAAAAGGGTCTCGTAGCTTAATATTTATAATCATGAAAGTAGACGTATTTAAAAAACTTATTAAAGAAGCTGTTCGTGAAGTTCTAAGAGAAGAATTATCACAGGTTCAACCTACTCCCATAAAAGAGAACAGAACTATGAGCTTTACAACTCAGGATGTTGATATGATGGCGTATAGACAAAATTTAGCCGCATCTATGGGTTTAACACCTCCAGTTCAATCACAATATTCAAAACCTCAAGCTGTATCCACAGGAAATCCATACTTAGACATTATAGCTGAAACTGCTGCTAATATGACTCCTCAAGATGTAGCTGCAATGAGACAATATAACGAGTAATTATGCCAATTCCTGTAGTAACTAGAATAGATCCTAGAGATCTAGATAAAAACCGAGCTGTAGGAATAAGTCTTCCATTTAATGGAGGTGGTGTATTTAATAAAACATATTCAACTCAAGATCAAGTTAAATCAAATTTAATTAATCTATTATTAACATATAAAGGAGAACGAATACTGAATCCAGAATTTGGTGCTGATTTACCTAGATTATTATTTGAACCTATAAATAATGAATTGATTACAAAAATACAAGATCAAATAATAAATAATGTTAATATCTATGTTCCTGAAGTTATATTAACTAATATTGAAGTAACCCCAGATACTGATCATAATACATTATATGTTATGGTTGAATACCAATTAAAAATTTCTGGGAATAAAGATAAAATTATAATAGACTTTTCTACATTAAAATGATAACTGAGGATAAAAATATAAAATATGTAAATAAATCATTTAGTGATTTTAAAACATCCCTACAGGAATTTGCTAAAACATACTTCCCAGACACATATAATGATTTTTCAGAATCATCTCCTGGAAATATGTTTATTGAAATGGCATCATATGTAGGTGATGTTTCATCATTTTATGTTGATACTCAAATACAAGAAAATTTCTTGAACTTAGCTAAGGAAAAAGAAAGTTTATACAACTTAGCTTACTCATTTGGTTACCGCCCTAAAGCATCATATGCTGCAACTACGACAGTTGATTTATACCAATTAATTCCTGCTGTTGCTGGTTTACCTAATTTAGAATATTCATTAATCATCCCAGCTAATACAACATTAACAAGTAATACTAATTTTACTAAGTTTATTACTACTGACGATGTTGATTTTTCTCAAACATCATCTGCTGAAATAACATATTATAACAGTGATTATTTTTTAATTAAAAAATCCGTATCAGCAATATCAGCAGAAATTAAAGAAACAACACTTGCTTTTTCCTCACCAACAAAGTTTAATTCAGCAACGATTAATAATTCTAATATATTACAAATATTAGAAGTTACAGGTTCTGACGGAAACAGATGGTATGAAGTACCTTATTTAGCACAAGAAACTATATTTACTCCAACTGCTAATCCTACTTCAGGAAGTGATGGTATTAATTATTTAATTAACTTACAACGCGTTCCTAAACGTTTTGTTACTAGAATTCATAATACTGGATCTATCGAATTACAATTTGGATCTGGTATTTCAAACCAAACAGATATTCAGATTATACCTACTCCTGATAATATTCAGTTGGGATTAGTACCTAGTGTATCTGATAGAATAGATGACTATAATAAAGCGTCTGTTTTTTATACTAAAAATTATGGTATAGCACCATCTTCAAATCTTTATGTTAAGTATTTAGTTGGTGGTGGTGTTGAAGCTAACTTACCTGTTAATTCAATTACAACAATTGATACATCTAATGCAGCTAATTGGTTTAAATATAGTCCATCAGATACAAATATTAAAACTTTAATTACATCAAACTTATTAGTAAATAACCCAACTCCCGCAGTTGGTGGTAGAAGTGGCGATAGTGTAGAAGAAATACGTTTAAATACATTAAACGCATATACTTCACAAAATCGCGCTGTAACTAAAGAAGATTATATTGTTAGAACATTAAGTTTACCATCAAAATATGGTGCAATTGCTAAAGCATATATAACACAGGAAACATTTAATTCTACAGGCAATTTATTAAGTGAAAATCCATTAAGTTTAGATTTATATATACTTGGATATGATTCAAATAAAAAATTAACTAACGCAAATAACACATTAAAATCAAATCTTAAAACATACCTTAATGAATATCGTATGGTTACAGATGCTATTAATATTAAAAATGCGTTCTATATTAATATAGGAGTTAATTTTGAAATAAATTCTGATCCGAGCTATAATAATAAGGAGTTATTATCTACATGCATATCTTCGCTTAAAACATATTTTGCGGTAGACTCATGGCAAATAAATCAACCTATTATATTATCCGAGATTAACGCGCTTTTATTACAAATACCTGGTGTTAGATCGGTTTCAAAAATTGAAATAATAAATAAACAAGGTGGAGATTATTCTCCATACGGATATGATATACACGCTGCTACTAGAAATGGAATTTTATATCCATCGATTGATCCAAGCATGTTTGAGATTCGTTTCCCTGATAATGATATAAACGGTAGAATAATTACATATTAAAAATGGCTGTATATAAAATATTTCCTACTAAAGACGCTTCTCTATATTCATATTATCCTGGTAAAAATACTGGTATAGATGAAATATTAGATCTTAGTATATATAAATCACAAGCAGATGCTGGGGAAGTATCTCGTATTGCTATTGCATTCTCACCTACTGAAATTTCTGATGTATTAACATCAAAAGTAAATGGTGCTACATATGATGCATATTTGAAATTATATTTAGCAAACGCTACTGAAATACCATTAGATTATACAATTTATTGCCACCCTATCTCTGGTTCTTGGAGTATAGGTAGTGGTAGAGCAGCAAACGTTCCTTCATCGTCTAATGGAGTTAGCTGGAAGTATAGAGACTTAGAAGGTGGAAGTATATTTTATGGTACTTCGACTGGTGTTACTTCATCATATTCATCTACTGTAGGTGGTGGTACTTATTGGACTGGTAGTAATTTAGTTGCTACTCAATCATTTGATTATCAAGCAGCTAAAGATATTGAATTAAAAGTAACTAATGCTATTAGTTCTAGTTATTATACTGATGGATTTTTAATCAAACATGCATCTAACTTAGAGTTTAATACATCATCAATATTTGAAACTAAATATTTTTCAATAGATACTCATACTATCTACACTCCATGTTTAGAATTCAGATGGAATGATTTCATTTATTCAACAGGTTCATTATCAGCTGTTACTACAGACTTAGTATCTATATCATTATCTAATAATAAAGGTGAATTCCAAGAAGATTCAATTAATCGTTTTAAAATAAACGTGAGGGATCGCTACCCAACTAGGACATTCCAGACGTCTTCATTATATTTAAATAATAAAGTATTACCTACATCTTCATATTATGCTGTAAAGGATATTAAAACTGAAGAGTTCGTAATAGATTTTGATACTACTTACACTAAGTTATCTGCTGATTCAACAGGTAATTATTTTGATTTATATATGAATGGATTACAACCTGAAAGATATTACCAAATATTGATTAAATCAGTAATAAACGGAAGTACAGTAGTATTTGAAGACAATAATTATTTTAAAGTAGTAAGATAATGAGTGAACTTATCGATTTAGGTAAAACCACATTTAGTAGAAAGAATTTTGAAAAAGTAGTTGATAACCGATTTAAACAGTTGTTAAATAATAAAGCAACAGTTGATGAGGTTTTTACTATTGATGATTTTTTTCAACTATATGATGACTTATTTTATCAAATACCTAAAGAAGGTGAAATACAATCTCATCGATTTATCTTAAACCAAACATCAGAATACTTAGGAGTTAGTCTTAATGATGGAACAGATGTTCAAGCTTTATTAGATGAAATTACTACATTGAGAAATGAATTGCTAAACGTAAATAAAACATTATTAGATTCAGTTAAGAAATAATGGCGAATAATATCAAAATAATTGGAAACATTAACAATACTAGTCGAGTATCTAGAATTGATAATGAGGATTTAAATTTATTATCTCCTGAGATAAAAAACCAATACTTTGGTTTTGAAAATGATTATATTGAACTATTCGTTTATGATACTTCTAATAACTTATTAGTATCAAATTACAATTATAAAAGTTTTAAATTACCCTCTAATTCAGGATTAAGTGTAGAAAATACATTACCTATAATTGAAATAGACCCTGTACAGGATTTACAAAATTTAGGTTACGTTTCTGGTGAGTTTTCTACTCAATACCATTTTCAGAAACGTTATATCTCTAATGCTGATTCAGTTGAATTATTTATTTCTGAAATATCGGCAGATAGAACAGAGATTAGATTAAATTCAACATCATTAACGTCTGAAGATTTACAGACGTTATCTGAAAAGTTAATTCAAGATATTGAAGTATCAACTGATGCAAAATATTATTTATTTAACTTACCACAAAATCAACAATTCTTAATAATTAATGCTGCTGTCGATAATGAATCACAAACACCAACATTATTATTAAAATTATATACTCCTTTATCCGAAACTATACAAGTAAAGGAAAGCGGATGGATAACTGAAGAAATTATTGAACCGTATGTGTTTGATATTAATTTAGATACTTCAGTAATACCTGCTTTACCTCCACAGTTAAAAGGACCTAACTTTGATATCGATATTGATATCAAACAAAATGTAGGAACAAAATACGAAAATTATTCATCATTAGTATCATCACTGACTGGATCATCATATCATAGAGTTTTAAACTATATGAATGATAGTTCATATGATTTAAATATTGATTATACTTCGTTTGAAAATTTCATCCATTTTAGCTCAGCTAAAAAACGTTTAGAAGTATTTTATGATAAAATAAAACAGATTGAAGATTATAATACAAGTATTTCAATTATTAATGCTTCTACATCTATATTAAAGAATGAGGAAACAGCATCTATTCGTTTAAAGATAGACGATATAGTAACTAAGTTTGATGGGTTTGAATCATATATGTATTTTGAATCAAGCTCATACGCTTGGCCTAAAACATCGATTATAAAACCATATACTTTATCATCCACATCATCAGCTAATACATGGTATGTTTCATATACTAGTTCTGCTGCTAATTATGATGAAGAAAATTTAGACCGTTTATATAATGTAATACCAAATTATATTAAAAACGATCCAATAAATTATCAACCATACTATGATTTTATAGATATGATTGGTCATTATTTTGATAATATATGGATTTATATTGATTCAATCAATGAATTATATAACGCAGATAATAACTTAGAAAAAGGTGTATCTAAAGATATAGTATACGATGCTTTACGTTCATTAGGTGTTAAACTATATAACAGTAAAGGCGATAATGAATTTGATAATTATATTGGTGGTTTAAATAGTGGTAGTACATTATTTATTGATGATTTCTCTATAACTAGTAGTTACTTAAATAACGTACCTAAAAAAGACCAACTAGCTGAATTATATAAAAGAATATATCATAATATACCTTTACTAACTAAAACTAAAGGCACAGCAGCTGGTTTACAGAACTTAATAACAACATTTGGTGTTACTAGTAGTATATTTGCTCCTAAGGAATTAGGTGGTTCTACTAGAACTGGTGGTTTGAAAGGATACGATAATGATAAGATAACAATACAAAATAATACTGTAACAGGTAGTGTATTATCTCCATTCATTTCAGTTCAACAACCATTTACCGGATCATCTGATTTTACATCAACGGACTTACACTTTATTGATTTATCATTCAGCCCTCAAACTGCGTTGGACTCTAGAGTATCTGCATCAATTGCTACTTCTAAACCAACGTTTTCAATAGATGATTATATTGGTGATCCTAGATTAATGGAATCTAGCTCATACGATGCATTAAATTTACAAAAACAAGAATATTTTATTGTATCTGGAAGTATAACTGATCGATTAGACTATAAAGGATTTTTCGAATTAGTTAAATATTTCGATAATAGCTTATTCAAGATGCTAAAGGATTTTGTTCCTGCTAGAACAAATGCTTTAACTGGTGTAACTATAAAATCACCTGTACTTGAACGTAATAAAATAAAATCATATCAACCTAAAGCAACTGAAGAAACAGTTTATGATGCTGAATATAATGCTCCTATTATTTCAGAAGATGCAGATTATCATTACGATAAAATAGCGGGTAATAAAGCTGCATTCTATACCGGTGAATATTCGGGATCATATGCAAATATCAATGAGGTATTTGAACAATCAAATCCGAATCTATATTTAATTCCATCCCATTCAGTTGATATAAATCAATTTAATCATAGTGAGTTTAATGTTACTTTAAATAACGTATCGGAAAATAGAATATCTACTAGTAGAACTAAATTAGAAGATTTATATAATTCATTATTGCAAATCGTTGGTACATTAACATCATCAGTTGAATTACAAGATAGTAATGAATCATTATTAGGATATAAACGTTCACGATATGATGGTACTAGATTATCTAGTTTAAAATATAACACATATACTACATCATCATTAACTTATACTGGTGATACATCATTTGGTAAATCAGCAGTTATCGATCGTAATAATGTTAAGTTTGGTACTGTTAGATCAGTAAGTGCTAAAAATATTAACTTCCGTGATAAGTCGAATATTAGATTAAAGTATTTAGTTACTAAAGATAGCGATTTAAATGAATTAAACTTAGAAAATAAAAAGTGGTTCGAAGTACAGAATACATTTAAGGCTGGTGATAATTTGATTATATCACTAAGTGATCCATCAAAAGATAAAAATTCATTTAGTGGTGAAAAAACTATATGGCAAAGTGGATACTCATATAATCCTGTATTATATCGTGAATTAAATGAAACTTTATATTTTGAATACACATCATCTATTGGCACTTATCAAGTAAATTTAGGTGTTAAAGCAACTACTCCATCATCTTTTAGATATGAATATATAACTGAAAACGCAGATGCTATACCACCTACATCAGTACCAGATGCAACATCTGCTCCTTATGTTTGGTATAAAAACGGAACTTTACAATCTGGAGTTGCAATGGCTACCACAGCAGTAACAGCAACAGATTGGTTACATAATGCTGTTTCTGGATTAGCAGTTGATACTACATCTATGAATATGGAAAGTAATTTAGGGACTGTTAGTACTACTTTTAATGATAGAACAGGAGATGAATATCGTAAAGTATACGGATTTGATTTATTAACATTTTCATCCACCGGAAGTTCTGGTTCATATAATAATGAAATATCATCTGATACTTTTTCTCCTATTAATGATGTTTACATGTATAAAGTACCACGTACTTCAGATTATGTAATAAGTGGTAGTATACGATTTGGTATTGTTGGCCATGATGCAGATACAGGACCTAGTGTATTTAGAATTTCTGGAGTTGTTGAATCTTCAACGGATCCAACAAATCCCGCTTCATGGACTCATGTTGCTCATACTACTTTAACTCCTGTTGGTAATCCATTTACCGCTAATGGAGCTACTATTAGATATAATCAAACTGAAAGTACTATTTGGTTTGATACTGATATGAATTCATTATCTAAATTTGATTTAAAAGTATCAACAATAGCATCTTCATTAACTGAAGGCACATATGTAAGATTTAGGTTATATTGGGTAGATATGAGTGCGTTTCATATTCAACAAGCAGGAGCATTAGCTGCTAATTACTTAGTATTTACAATTGATCCGAATGCATCATTTGAAATATATGATAGTTTAACTCCATTAACTAAGTATATTACTACTGGTTCTATTGGTCAAAGTTCATCATTATTTACTTTATCAACAACAAACGTATCAAATGATACTTTAATATTTGATAGTGCTTCATTTAACCAATTTCTATTTAAAAGCACATTTATATCATCTTCAGTATATGGATCAGATTATACTACACCAGTAGATTTAACATCAATCTATTCACAAGATTTAATTCGTATTGGTGCTTTCAACAATCCAGGAAGTAAATATTATACTGTATCTACTAGTTCGATTATATCGGGAAATTATAAAGTAGTATTAGATAGTGGAGTTGATACATCATTATATAATAATGCACAAAACTTTGCTATATTTAGAAAAAAACCAGACGAAACATCTATCTACATAAATAACACTAAAGATCCAGGTACTCAAACTGATAAAATGTATATTATACCTACTGACTTATCTGGCTCAATTAAAGACGATATCGGTAATATCTTACAAAAACTAGATCCTTACATTATATCGTAGTAAAACCTTTAAATATATATATTTATACCAAAATAACAGAATAAATTATGGCAATTCTAAATAACACTACAGTAACCGTAGATGCTATATTAACTAAAAAAGGACGCGAATTATTAGCTAGAAACGATGGTTCGTTTCAAATTACTCAATTTGCATTAGCTGATGATGAAATCGATTATACTTTATATAATCCATCTCACCCATCTGGATCCGCTTTCTATGGCGAAGCTATTGAAGCAATGCCTATGCTTGAAGCATTCCCTGATGAGGCTCAAATTATGCGTTATAAATTAGTAACTTTACCTCGTGGTACTTCTAAGTTACCTGTTATTTCTTTAGGTTACAATACTATATCATTAAAACAAGGTGCTACAAT